GCCAGGGATTAAGTTAGAACAATAATGTTTTTATTAGAAGATAAACAAGGAAAGAATTTACACTTAGAACATCTCGAAGATGAGATTATCAACTTCGGTGTAGGTGGTGGTCGAGGGGCGATAAACTTTCTTCGTTCACTTCGTGATATGTTATCTGGTTCAAGTCGTACTTCTGTTAATCTTACTGTAAAGTGGGATGGAGCTCCAGCGATATTCGCAGGTATTGACCCAAGTGATAATCAATTTTTTGTCGCCAAGAAAGGCGCATTTAATGTTAAACCACAATTGTTTAAAAGTATAAAAGACATTGATTCAGAATTATCTGGTGACCTCGCAACAAAGTTTAGAGTTGCATTTGAAGAATTTCAAAAGTTAGGAATCAAAGGTGTTATACAAGGTGACTTAATGTTTACTAAAAGTGATATTAAAAAAGAAAAGATAGATGGTCAAAACTTTTTAACTTTTCAACCAAACACAATTGTTTACGCAACTCCACCCGAATCTGATTTAGGTAGAACTATTAATCGTGCGAACATCGGAGTAGTTTGGCATACAACATATACGGGTAAAAGTTTACCAGAGATGAAGGCGTCTTTTGGTGTAGATATATCTAAACTAAAGAAACCATCAAGTATATGGATGGATGACGCAACATATAAAGATACATCGGGTAGGTCAACATTTACTGAAAAGGAAACACAGGAAATCACAAAACAACTATCAGAAGCGGGTAAAACCTTTCAAAAGATTAATGTTCCTCTGTTAAACAGTTTTATGAGATTACAAGAGAGTATACCATTAGGTTCATCTTTAAAAACCTTTATAAACTCATTTATCAGAGAGGGTTCAAGGATAAACAATCCAAGAAAGGCGAGTATGGACTATAATAATTTTTTCAAATCATATATGGATAAAGAAATACTAAAAATGAAGTCACCCGCAGGTAAACAAAAGAAAACTGTTTTTAGAGATGAATATTTAAGAGAACTTAAAAAACACACAAAAAATGTAGAACAAATTTTTATTTTTAGAAATTATTTAATCAATGCTAAACTGTTTATTTTAAGAAAACTAAATAGTATTAAACAGTTAACGGACACCTTTATAAAAACTGATAAAGGTTTTAAAGTCGTGAACCCCGAAGGGTATGTCGCGATAGACCGAGTAGAAGGAAACGCAGTTAAATTAGTTGATAGATTAGAATTTAGTTATAACAACTTTACGGCTGTTAAGAACTGGGACAAATAAATGAAATCATTTAAAGAACTTGTTAAAAAAATAGAAGATGGTCTTGATGAAAGAAAAGTAATGAATATTACTCAGAGAAGGGCTCTCGCGAGAAGAATGAAAAGACTCGCAAAGTCAGCGTCATTTAAAAGAAAAAGACAGTTATCTCTTCGTAGAGTCGCGACTGGTGATAAACTTAAAAAGAGAGCGATGAAAGCAGCAAAACTGTTTCTTATCAAAAAGTTTATGGGTAATGTAGATTATAAGAGTTTACCTATCGCACAAAAGATGAGAATAGACCAACAGATATTAAGTAAGAAAGGTTCTGCGATACCAAAGATTGCAAAAAAGATTGAACGACAATTAAGAAAAAAAGAAGTGGAGAGAGTCAGAAAGTTAAGACAGACTAAAAAGGATTAATTATGAGTATGAAAAGTTTTTCAGTTATATTAAAAGAACAAAAAGATACAGTCGTATTTGCGTTTGGTCGTTTCAACCCACCAACAACTGGTCACGAGAAACTTATTAATAAGGTTGCGAGTGTCGCTGGAACAAGTGATTATTTTATTTACCCATCGTTCACACAAAAACCAAGTAAAGACCCACTACCACATTCTTTAAAAATCGCATACATGAGAAAGATGTTTCCAAAACACGCCAGAAAGATTATCGCTGATAAGAGTGCGGTAACCGCAATAAACATCGCAGTTAAACTTTATGAGAAAGGTTATAAGAATCTTATTATGGTCGCAGGTTCAGATAGAATCGCTGAGTTTAAAAAATTATTACAAACATATAATGGTGTCGAAGGAAAAAGACATGGTTTCTATAAGTTTGATAAAATCGATGTAGTATCTGCGGGAGAAAGAGACCCAGACGCAGAAGGTGTAACTGGAATGTCAGCCTCAAAAATGAGAGCGGCAGCAGCAGAGGGTGATATTCAATCATTTAAAAAAGGATTACCAATAGGATTTAAAGACACAGAAAAATTATTCAAAGATGTACGAAAGTATATGAATATTCGTGATGAAAAAGATTTAGGTGAAATGAATGATTACGAACTATTTAGAGACGCATATTTAACTGGACTTATTTGTAATATTGGAGATATGACAGATAATGGTGAAATAGTTAGAAGAGGAACTAATTATGTTACTATTGTAACTGAATCTGGTGATTATCAAAAAGTTTGGTTAAGAGATTTACAAGAACAAAAAGTTAAACAAGACCCAGACATTAAAAAAAGACCAGGTACACAACCTGCGAAATATTATGGAAAAGACGCAGATGGTGATGAAATGGCGAAGTCAACCAAACAGGCGAGAGCAAGACATTTCGAAAAAGGTGCGAAGAAAGATGATGATGACCCAAGCGCATATAAACCAGCACCTGGCGATAAAAGTGCAGATACCAAACCATCAAAGTATACTAAAAAGTTTAAACAAATGTTTGGTGAAAAAGATAATCCAAGAATACCAAGAAAAAAAGGACAACATCAAAACAGTCCAAGTCATTCAGACTTATATACAGATGAAAACCCAGTAGGAACTATTAAAGGACTTGGTTTTAAAGATGTTGAAACCGCAAAGGCGTCTATTAAAAAAATAGAGAACTCTGGTAAAACACACGCACATAAAATACAGGCGGCAGTCGCGATGGAACAAAGAGCGAAAGTCGCAGGTAAGAAAGAAGAGGCGTCAATCTATCGTAAGTATATCGATAAGATGAAAGAAAAGACTAAAGAAATGCAAAAAGAAAACGCACCAGATACTCAAGACGCAATGAAAAGATATAAAGATGGAAAGGCTGGTTTTACAGATATCGCACACCTTAAAGCGAAAGGATTAATACCAAGAACAGATGGAACAAAAAGAAAATCTGCGAAATACGAATCATTTAAACTTGTAGAAAAATTAGAAGGACTTGTAAAAAAATCTGATAAATCTGGTATTCCATACAGTATACTTAAAAAAGTTTATGACAGAGGAATGGCCGCATGGAGAACAGGACATAGACCAGGTACTACTCCACAACAATGGGGATACGCAAGAGTAAATAGTTTTATCGTTGGTGGTAAGACTAGAACTACCGCAGACGCAGACCTTTGGAAAAAATATAAAGGTATGAAAGAAACACTTGGTGAAACAATCGAACCAAATCCACAAAACATCATAGAGGAAGCGATTGACTATCATTTAGAGTGTCATGTTCCATTATCAGAATCAATCTTTAGAATGCACTCAGAAAGTTATTATGAATTTTACAAACAGTTAAAAGTTAGGTATAATAATAAAGAACTAAAAGACATTAGTGTATTTGATGAAGACTTACTAAAAACAGATATTGGTGAGTTTGAACTATACGAAGGAAAAGAAGTACCTTTAGATGTACCACTTTTTGAAGATGATGATGTTGAATTAAATGTACCAAAAAGAGGTGGCCCAAAGAAATTTTATGTCTATGTAAAAGATGGAGATAAAGTTAAAAAGGTTACATTTGGAGATACTACAGGATTAAAAGTTAAATTAGATGACCCAGAGGCGAGAAAGAACTTCGCAGCGAGACATAATTGTGATACTGCGAATGATAAAACTACCGCAAGATACTGGTCATGTAGACTACCATATTACGCAGATAGTTTAGGACTATCTGGTGGTGGAAGATTTTTTTGGTAATGAATAAACCTTATAAGGAGAGTGGAGATGGTTTTCATGTGGTTAGAGTTTTTGAATCAACTACACAGGAAGAAGAACTCGTATGGCACTACGACAAAGAAGACAGGATAGTAGTATCATCAGAAGAAACAGATTGGATGATTCAGATGGATAATGAACTTCCAAAACCAATTGAAAAGGATATTCCTTTTCTAATTAAAGAAGGTGTATATCATCGTTTAATCAAGGGTAGTGAAACACTTGTATTAGAGATTTGGAAAGATAAATAATACGATAGGAGATATTAATGAATATTAATGTAAATAACGAACTAAAAAAGGTAAGAGAGAAAGAAATAAATGATATTCTTGAATACGCAGAATGCGGTTTAACTGTAAAAGAAATCGTAGAAGTTACAAATTATGACATTACATATGTTAATGATATCATTAAGAACTCTCCACTTCAAATCAATGAAGTAACAACTAATTATAAACAAGTTGCGAAAGACATTCAAAAGATGATGAAAAAAGATAGAATGAAGTTTATTAGTACTAAAGACATTCAAGACTATGTTGATAATAACGCAGACAGTCCTCACAAAGTAGAGATTGATAGAATAGAAAGTGAACTAAAAAAACTTCGTGTTTCAGTTGTCGATAAGTTTCCACAGAGAAGAGAAGAATTAGATAAAGAAGATGAACCTACAGTACAAAAAGTAGTACAAATGTTAAAAAAGGCAAGTAAAGCACACGCAGGTCAAGCGAAAGAATTAGAAAAGGCAGTTAAAGAAGAAGAAGAACTAGAAGAATCTAAAATGGTAGATGTTTTATTTAAGAAACATCCAAAATTTAAAAATGGTTGGACAGTAGTTAAAGTAAATAATATTACAGACGCAGAAAAAAATAAAGCAAAAAGAGATTCTAAAAACTTTATGTATGTACCTAGCGCGAGTATTAGAGATTTAACAAAAGCAAAACCTGGTGATAACTTTGAGTTTCCACAAGATAATGACCCAGAAGGAGAAATTGTAAAACTTCGTGAAGCACAAGCGGTCGCAGGTGGTAAGGTTCATAAATTTGTTACAGGTAATAATATAACTTTAAATGGAAAGAAATATCCAAAAGTAGAGTTCGAAGTAATTAATGTTGATAACGCAAAGAAAGAAGTTTTATTAAAGGCTCTTTCACCAAAACAACCAAATAAAAAAGACATGGTAAGAATACCTTTTAGAATGTTAAGAAGAGGGCCATTTACAAAATCAGAAGTAAATGAAACAAAAGAAAGTTTTGAGGTTCTTGATGAACAAAAAAAGATGGACTTATTTAAATACTTAAAATTATCACCAAAAGATAAAGAAGAGGTAGACCCTGCAGATATTGATGATGTCGCAACAGAGAAAGATGTCGCGAACGCAAATAAAAATATTATGATTCAACTTAAAAAACAAATAGAATTAGGTGATAAGTATAAAGTTGAATTTGGGGATAAGAAAGCAACAAGAGTTCCAGATAAGATTGCGAAGGCAGCAATCGCACTTTATGATAAACATAGAACATCTTTTCAAAAACTCGACTATCAAAGAGCGATTAGTGGAAATTATAAAAACCTTTTAGCACTTGTAAAAAGAGGTAAAGTATTTCAATTTGAATCATACGAGATAGGAACAGATTACGCATTACACGCAATGGAAGTCACACCTGGTCAAGATGTAGTTGATTACAAGAAAGAAAAAGAATTAAAAGAAGTTAAAAGTTGTCCACTCGCAACCACTGATGTTTCAGTGAATACAAAGAACAGAGATGCAACTACAAAGAACTTTATGTATGGCCCATTGAATATAGATGAGCCAGGTGATTATTGGGAAAAAATGGCAGACAAGTGGGACACTACTGTTGAAGCAGCAAAGAAATCTTTATGTGGTAATTGTGTCGCATTTGATATATCACCAAGTATGGAAGAATGTATGCCTGGCGAAGTTTCAGATGATAGTGGAAAGTTAGGATATTGCTGGATGCACCACTTCAAATGTCATTCCGCAAGAAGTTGTACAACATGGGCAAAAGGTGGCCCAATTACTACTGATGAAGTTTCAGATGGTTGGGAAGAAAGAAATAAAACTCAATCAGAAGCGACAGATAATCAAATGATTACTACAGTTGTTAAGAAGTTTCCATTCGTAAGTAAGATAAAAAATAAATCTACACAGTTAAAAGTATCACAGGGGGCATATCACTTTATGAAAAATAAAGGCCCTAAAGGTGAATTCATGTTAAAGAATTTAGTTACAAAACTGGGTAAAGAAAAAGCGATGGATTTTGTACAAAATTATAGACAACATAAATTAAGAATGGGAGATGAAAAAAATGGGTAAAAAGTATTTCGATACAAAACCAGGTACATTAGAGTCAACAGTCATAGGTGTATGGACAGACGCAATCAAAGAACAAGATGGTGAATA